TTTTTGCTCCAGGTGACAACTTCATCAGTCTACAACTGAACAACTTCTTTTTGCCTTTGGAAGTAACAATAACAGGTTGTCCATGTTCATCTGTTTCAATAGATTTAACAGTGGCTTGTACATTTCTAAAACGTCCTACTTCCACTTTGTCACCCACTTTGATGTCTACTGTGTATGATTTCATTTACTGTACATAAGCATTAAAACTGATGCTTATCCTTTCTTTATCTTTAAGTTGTTGCTCGACAGAGTGTGTTATGTAACTAGGAAAAAGATATAATCTACCTGTTTGTGGTTTGAAACTGATTATGTTTTTTGTGTAAGATGTTTCTATTACACCACTCTTCCAAGGCCAATTACTGTTTTTATTTTGATCATGAAATGATATTCTAGCATCATCTTCTTCTGCTTGTACATAGTATATCCCGCTGATTGTATCTGGAATATGATTGTGTTCACCATGACTGCTGTATTTTCTATTAATATTGAACCAACTACCAGTCAGATTACAATAACCTTCCAACCCCAAGTCCTTGACTGCTTCTACCACATTACCCATTATAAAGTTTTTTAAATCTTTACACTCATCAAACTCTAAAATATTTGTAATAGGGCCAAAACTTGTATACCCATCCATAGTATATTTCACATTAGAATTAGGATTTTTTTGTTCTATATCTTTGAATAGTGGTACAGATGTTTCTTTAAATGTCTCTGCTTGTTTGTATTCGAATTGCCATATAGGTACAGGAAATATTTCGTGTCGTTGCATTAAACGTCATCACCTTCCATCACATAGAATGTTGAACTCTTTCCTGTGGAATCTTCTTGTAAAAAATAATCCACTGCATTATACTTCACAGAATGGAATACCTTGAAACCATCGCAGTTTTCATAATCTATTTCCATTTTTTTAAAGTCAAGTCCTCTGTGGTCAGTTTTTATCAACTCTTCTGTGTACCATCCACCTTTGTTAAAATACTGACCAAATATGTAATACTTGTCTTTGCAACTATCAGATCCCGAATGATGTTCTCCTGCACATACCACTTTGATGCCTTTCTTTTTAAAATGCTCCATAGGAATTTGAATGTCTTCTACAAAACTGCCATCCTCGTTTTGTAAACTGTTGCCTTGTTCGTCTACTTCTGTAATAGTCATCAGTTGTCCATCAGACAGTTCAGGTCCTGATGTGTGTACAATATCCTCATACTCATAAAATTCTTTGTCAAATCTTGCATCCTCAGGCACACCATATTTCTCGTTGGCTTCTGCTGGATCAAATCCTCTATCGTTCATGTACTGTGCAAAGTCATCGTCCTTGCCTTCCCAGAAACTGAACTGTGCTTCTGTGATTTCTCCCATGGCAACTTCTCCGCCGTATCTCCCAAAGTCTAATTTCCACCATCTTGTAGGATTTTTTATGGCTTTGACCAATTCTTTTTTCTTCTTACTGCTTACTTTTTTAGTTTTCTTCTTTGCCTTGGGCATCTGTTTCCTCCTTTGGTGGTTGCCAGTTTTCTATGTAAATTTTATTGTATTGAGTTTTGTCTATGATATCATATTTGAATGGACCATCAATGATCAACTGTTCATCTTCAATCTGCCATTCATCCTGCCAATCATAAACCCAACCCATGCCTGATCTTCCGTCATCGTCGTCTGGGTCTCCATTGTACCACTTGTCTTCGAATTCTTCTTTTTGAGCATCAGTCCAATCGCCATCGTAATCAAACCATACACCGATCAAGTCATCCAGTTCAGCACCATGTCCTATTGTGCTGTCACAGTAGTGTTGGTTGGTTTTGAACTGATAGGGCCAGTTCATATCATCACCTTCCTTGTAGCCATATCCCCAACGATAGGTTTCGTTGACCTCAACAAATCTGTGTCCTGGTTCTCCCAATGGCACATTGTACAACTGTATCATTTGTGTGATGCTTTTTTTGTGAAGGGGAGTAATTTTTATCAACACATCTTCTGGTCTGAATCCGTGCTTGATGTTATCTACTAGATTTTGCTTTTCTTGGCTTGAGGGTTTAGTCATCTTTCACCTTCCTGATCATTTTAGGTTTGCGTGGATACAACTGGGCTCTAATGTGTTCCTCATCGAATCCCATCATCCTTTTCAATTTGCCATTCACTTTTACAGAGTAACTGTATGGAGGTCCATCATATTTTGTCAATTTCATATTTTCGTATCCTGTGATCATATGCTTTTTAGATTTTTTCGCCAATTTCAAATCCTCTGAATCTCATGAATCTTGGAAATCTCAATGAGTATTCTGTTTCACTGTCCTGATTCTTTGTGACAGCATCTGCTCTCACTTCCACTATCTGACCAATCAATTGATCTTTATGTTTCCAAAATTCATCTCTGTTGTCATCTGTCAAACCAGATCCCACATTAGTTTTAATCAGTTTGCCATCATCTTCACCTTCACAAATCAATGCACCCAGTTTGCCCACATTTCTACCTGTGCCTTCTTCTGTGGCTTTCACAGTCAAACTGACTTCAATGAACGGCTTCAATTTTAACCAAGCATGACTTCTTTTACATTCATATGGAGCATTGGTATCTTTAATCATAATACCCTCATAACCACCTTCTACTGCCCTCTTATTCACCTCTGTGTACGTCTTTTGACCTTCAGGTGTGTCTAAGTTCACAATTTCATGGTCCAGCACTGTAACGGCGTTTAAATTGGTTTTGTGCTGTTCATACCATGCCTTCAACATCTGTGTTCTTAAAGTCTGACTCTTGTCCCATGTGCCTTTTTTGAAGTCTTCCAATGGTAAGAAATCAAACAAATGAAGCACAGCATCTTTGGCATTGCCACCTTCTTTTCTGTGTACCTGTTTCATCAAGTCTTGAAAGTTCTCACTCATCACTTCACCATCCAACACCACAGGATATGGTGGAGGACTGTTTTTAACTACTTCAGATATTTGTTCTTGTATGTGTCCAAAGTTTGTGAACTCTTTGCCATTACGACTGAACATATCAACTTTGCCATCTGGATACACAATAGTAATCACTCTCACGCCATCCAGTTTCACTTCCAACATCTTCTCGCCCACCAACTTCTTCTCATGGTTTGTTGAGTCATGGGCAAGTTGGCAAGTAAACACGGGCACCATGTACTTGCCAAACTTGTTCTTTTTAGCCACAGAGTTCACAGTTTTTTCTGAAACTCCGCATCTTAAATCCTTAATCAATATTCTTCTGTAGAAACCATTCCACTGTTCTGCTGTGGCAGAACTCATCACAAGATTAATGGCGTCTCTTGCCGCGTGTCCTGTTAGTTCTCTTGCGTGTAATTTTTCAGCCAGCTCTTTGAAAATTTCCCATTTACAACCTTGTGCTGAAATAACATCATCTTTGATAGGCACTTGTTTGACTCCAAATGTGTATAGTTTGTCCAAACACATTTTCAATCCTTCAAAGAATTCATCCAAGCCTTCGTTCATAGCATCCAGCAGTATTTTCTCCTTTGCTAATCTACTGTTGTCTGCTTCCAATTTAGCAATAACATCTTGCGGTTGTGTTCTCATATCAATTTTACCAATATGTAGATTTGTAAACCTAACACCATAATTGGCACAATGGTTCTAATTAATTCCATTGTGTGGTTGTATTCATCTAACTTTCTTTCCAATTTATTTCTTCTCTTTTTCATTGCTTTTATTTTATTATCTTTTACCATAATTGTCAATCTCCTATACCGGTTTCAACACTGTGCTTTTTGCCATTTCTTTCCAATTTTCTGGAAATGCTTTTGCCAAATCAGCAATTTTTAACACAGTTCTAAGACTGATTTCTCTCAACTGTCTTTTGTATTCATCTACGAAAGCCACAATTGATTGTTCAGTTTCTGTAGGCAGTGCATAAGACTTTAACATACCATCTGTCACAATCTGTTTGATTCTCAAAATCTTTTCTCTAATTGTGTCTATTGTCAAGTCTATGTAATGACATCTGCTTTCCAATGCTTCCAAGTGATCTCTTAATTTTTTGCTCTTCACATTGTCAAATTTTATGTTGGTAATGAATATCACTGAACCAGCGAATTCAAAACTATCAGGCACACCTTCTCTTCTCAACATATGACTGTCTGTGTTCCAACAGATACGTCTAACTTTTTTAGAGTCCAGTGCCGCCTTCAATATGTTCAAACTTAAATCATCTAATAAGATTGAATCACAATCATCAAACACCAACACATTGTCAGCATTTGAATAGTTGTACAGTTTACAATACAATCCAATCGGACTCATAGCACCTTTAACAATTTCATATTTAGGTTTTGTGTTACCTAATGTGCTCACAACTCCGTATCTGTCTAACACAGTTTCAACACCGTGCGATTTACCAACACCTGGAGGTCCTGAAACAATCATTGCTCTCACATCACCTTTTTTACAAGCCTTAGTCATGCTGTCTAGGATTGTGAATCTCTTTCTCATTCTTTCCACAGTTTCAGCATCTGACTCCTCTTTGGGTTGCTCTGGAGCAGAATCTCTCAATTGATTCTCGTTCTCAACATTTATTCTGATTTGATTTTTTGTAGCACCTGGATACTGCTTGACATCGTCTATCTTCACAGTGATAAAACCACCTTCTTTGTGTGGATGAGGTTGGTAACCTTTTACAAGTTGGAAAGTTTGGTTTTCTACAGTTTTGTTTCTGTAAGTGCCTTCTAGTAAGTATATTGTGTTTTTCATTTGTGCCCTTTTGTTGCCTTAGTTTGTTTGCCTTATGTTATTATTATAGTTTCTGATGACCAAAAAGTCAACCCCTTAATCTGCCCTACTTTCGCTGATTACATTTAAACCATATTGGTTTTCTAACACTTTAGCAAAGGTATCACAAGCAATTTCCTTGATAGTCATTGATTGTGTGTGTCTGTATTTGTGATTTTCTGGCATGATATCGTAGTAAGATACTCTCCAACCACCTCTGTAACCATTGTCACCAATGCCTTGTTTCTTTAACCAACCCACAAATTTACCCTGTG